GTCGCGTCGTGCTTCACCTGCGAAATATCCGCCCGCTGCGCCAGACAATGCGCGCGCAATCCCCTCGGTCACGCTCTGCACGGGGGCCGTGCTGGACCCTGATTGCATAAGGTTCTGTGCAATCTGGCGGCGCGGATCATCCTGATATGCGCTCTGGATTTGACCGCCGCCAAGCGGGGCGCGCTGGCCCTGTCCGTAGAATGAAACGTTCTTTATAGCCATTAGAGAACAGCCTCCGAATAATCAACCATCTTGATTCCCTGCGCGTTTTCGCTAACAGCGTTCGGGTGAACATGTTCAACGTCTTGCGCCATGAGGCCAATTTGCTGCGGCCCGCCGTCGATGTACTGGAACGAGTAGACCGGGAGCCCGTTGTCCAGCGTGCCGACCTTCGAGATGTTCTGCTTGACTCGAATGTCGGAGAATATAGCCTTCCCCGCAGCAGCGCCGAACGGCCCGCCAGCAAGACCACCGCCGATTGATCCGGCCAAGCCAAATAGACCGCCCATTGCGGAGTTGTTAGACGATTGGTTTTGATTGAAAGCGTTCATTTGCCCGGCGTACTGCTGATTCACGAGTCCGGTATAATCCGTGTTCGCAATGCTCGCCTGTGGAGTTGGCGAGAATGTCGGGTTCTGAATCTGCGTGCCACTCATCAAAGCGTTCGTTTCGTTTAACGGCGCGTTGCGCTGGCGTTCATACTCCTGTATTGCCCGCTCACGCGCATTACCCTGCAACCCGAACAAGCGGGACTGCTCTGCGCCACCGGCTCCGACTGCCTGATTCTGCGCCGACTGATATGCGTCATTCCGGGTGCGCCCGAAACTCTCCATCGCCTGATTGTACGCATCCGAACCCACGCCGATGCCCTGATTGGCAAGCCGCGTTTCAAGTGCCGTCCGCTGCTGGTCAAACTGCGGGTTTAGACGGGATTCATATTGCCCATACATCGCGTCAATGGCCTGCTGGCGCGCTGCGGCGTCGGCCACTGGCGCACCCGGAAGGTCGTCATAGCCATATGGGTCTGCAAGGTTGCTTTGAACGCGGCCAAGCTGATCCCCAGCCAACGTGTTGAGGTTGCCGGAAATGGCTGTCTGCTGGTCAACAATCGCTTGCTGTTCGGGATTTAGCGTTGTATCGCGCCGGAACCGCTGGATGCCGTCGACCTCCTCGCCCGTTGGCGTGAAAAGCGAATTACCATATGGCGTGTATTCGTCAACCTGGTTGAGCCGGGTCTGTGCAATCGCCGTCTCTTTATTCATCTGCCCCTGCGCGGCGGCTGTGGCGGCGGGATCGGGAGCGGCGGGCGGGGACGGTGAAGATTTACCCATTTACAGGGACTCCTCTGGGAACCATTTGGCGATGACTGCATCACGATACAGACCGTAGGAACAGGCAGTCTTGCCGCCCATCGCATACGGGTGAACGCCCTCAAGCACGAAGCCGATGGCCTCGTTGAGTTTGCGCGCTTTCTTGTTTGATTTGGCTGTCACGGCTGTCAGACGTTTCACGTTGAGCTGAAAAAACGGATAATGCAAGATACTCTTGACTATCGGTTTCGTGGCCCAACGGGAACGGGTCGAAGCGATGAAAGTGATTTCTATGCTAGGATAGACGAAATTATGATACACGGCAACCGCTAAAATCTTGCCGCTTGTGTCCGCAACGCCGATGGTTGACAGGGGCCGGGATAGAGGCGCGCACTCGGGATATTCCGCCTCAGCCCATGCGGCCAGTTCATCATCGCGCCCGAATACAAGCTGCCTCACAGCACGTTCCCCACCTGCCAAATTACATCGTAACTTGAGAACTTCATCGTGAGCGCGTTCTCTGCCCCGCGAATAACAGGCGTGGCGCAGTCGCCAATACCGTAAACTGTCAACCAATCGGCCACGTTAATATTACTTGACCAGTTCGCCTCGTCCCAGAGTGACACATCCCACAACGCCGCGTTGAGGGTTGACGATGACGGGATGCTGGTTGGCGTGGTCGTCGCAAAGTCAACGTTTAAATCAATCGCAACATTCAGTGACCCGTTGGCCGTGAAGTGCGGGCGGCAGAGTGTAAACAGCTTGTTGACGCCGCGCTTTCCAAAATAGTTAAACGCGGGCTTGATCGTATATTCAATGTTCGCGCCGTTGTCAGACGTGCCAGTGTCCGCCTTATAGACCACGCCGCCCGTTGTGGAGCCGAAATAGATATTCCCGTTGAAGATCGCCCAACAGGCCGCGTTCTGCCCCTTGAAGCAACACCAAGCGCCCGTCAGCGTGTTGGCAACGTACTGTTGCGACGTGGTGGCCGACAGCGGGACATTGAACAGGGCGTAGGAGCCTTGAGGGTAATGGATGGACTGCCAACCGAAGTTTGACCCATAGGACCGTGCGGAGGCCAGAAACTCATTATGAATGTTATCAGACAGTGCCTTTGCAGCCGCGCCAACGCGATCAATCGGAAGCATCGAGGCAAGCTGGATGGCCCCGTCCTGCGTCGTCACAATCAGATCAGAACCCACCGTTTCAATGCAGCGACGGCCAAGGGGCTTGCCAATGCTGAACGACGACCCAACAAGCAGCCAATCCGCTGCCGTGCCGGGGTCCGTCCCTGAATACAGGATAACTTCGCCCTCGGTCGTGATTGCGACGAAAATATCATCTGGGCCAGATCCGCCGTCGCGCGTCCATGAGGCAAGCGCCTGGATGCTGCCGCCCTTTGTGCATAGCCCGCCAAGGTCAAACGTGGACACCGCGCCTGTGATGGAATTCACCGCCAGATAGCCGATTACCAAGCTGTCAGTGAATGCAAAAAACAAACGCCGATGGTGCGCGATAACATCGACAATCTCGGTCGCGGTCACGCCTGTCAGGCTTGGCGTGGTGAAACTCGAACCGTCATAATATATCGGCGCATCAACACCGTTCACCATATAGAGGAAGTTTCCGCCTGCCGTGCCGAACATGGTTGTCTGCCAGCGGTTGCTTGTCTTGCTCGTCGCAATCGAAGATGCAGCGCCCGGCGAGGATGCGTCATAAATAGCCCCGCCACCGCACGCAAGCAGCTTGGAGGATGATGGCCCCGCCCATGCAGCCAAAGTCTCCACAGCACCCGACCCGACGCCTGTACCATGCGAGGCATATCCGGAGCGGAGCTCAACATCCGTCAGGTTCGGAAAAATGTTGTCTAGCGTGACCGCCCAATCGGGGTCCATATCGGCAAGCGAATCCTTCGCGTTCCATCCTTTGACGGGCGCGGGGACGCTAACCGATTGGTGTGTCGGTGCCTTGCGGGAGTTGTTGGATAGCGGCTGGCGCAGCATTAGCCGAAAACCCTCTGCGGGTTCGTCGTCATACCGACCATGACCCTTCTGGAATATAGACGCCGGTCGAATAACCGCCGCCCGCCATGTTGAGAATGCGCCGCCCACCGGCCCGCGCTGTTTCGTTCGCAATCTTCTGCTCATACGAACGGAAATCCTCGGAATAGTCCAAGCCGTTCTTTTGCTTGAACCGCCAGACCACGCCAAGCTGCATGAGGTTTTCGTCCAGGATGCCAACGTCCGTATCAGCAGCCCAAGCACTCTGTGCCGTGCCGCCGCTCGATTCGCAGAAATTCACCGTCTGATATTCAAACCGCCAATCGTTGCCAGCAGCTGGCGCCGGATAGGCGTACAAATTCCCCTGCCGGATGCGGAAGCTGGCATATGGGCCGGTCGTCACGCGGGCAACAAGAAACTGCCATTCCTGCGGGGAAAGCGGCCCCGTCACCGGCTGCGTCAACGTCCGGTCCCAAAATGACTGATTGATGATGTAGCCAAACCCCGGCGCAATCGTCTCCATTTCGCCCTGCAACTCAGCCGCAAGGGTCGTGTGCGTCGCCTCGGCCTGCGTCTGCGGCCATGCGAACCGCTCAAGCAGTTCCCGCCCCTCGGTCTGCGCCAACGCAAGCAGCGTCCGCACATTGCCGTCCGTGGACGATATGACGGTCGATGAACGCACAAGACCAATCGTGTCCTGCGCGCCATTGATGAGGGTCAAGAGGCTCATAGCCTAGGCTGCCTTCTGCTTGGGCGGGCGTCCGCGCCGCTTGGGTTTGTCTTCGTCGTCGGCTTCTTCCAGGAGTGCCGTAATCTGTTCGTCGCGCTTCTCAAGCGCCTCGCGCAAGGATTCCAGTTCCACTCGAAGTGCCGCAACCTGTTCGCTGTTCTTGTTCGTGTCGGCAGAGGACATATAGGAAACAGCCTTGTCCTTCAGCGCCACGCCGCCCATGCCCAGCTTGCGGATCGTGTCCGCGTTGGCGGTTGCCAAGTCCTCAACCGTGCGGACATTGATGCCCTGACACATTTTCAACTGCGCCGGGGTTACGCCGGGCCAGTTCTTCAGGTCAATGCCGTTCACCGGGGCCTCCCGGCCTTCCTTCCACGCCTCATAGGCGCGCACGGCAAACGGGGACGGCGGCTTGCGATCCGTGCCGTTCTTCCACTCGTTCAGCAGTTCCGGGGAAACAATCTTGTCCACAACAAGGCTACCGCCCGGCATGGTGATAATTGCAACTTCAACATCCCGAAAGACAGGGTGGCCGGAGTCCATCGAAGCGTTCCGGTCTTCCTCGGGCCGCAATTCAAACTCGACGTAAAAGCCATGTGCCTCGGGTGTCAGCATATCAACCATTATTGGGCCTTCCTTACAATGTGAAACAGGGACGCATTGCCACGGTCTTCTGACCAGACAATCTCGCCATATTTGTTCAGGATTGATTCCCATTTGTCGTGCGGGTAAACGCTCAGATGCAGCGGCGCGCCAATCAATGCGCCGCACACATCATCAACCGTAGAAATCTGGAAAAACACGCTTTCGGCGGATTCCATGATGTTGTGAATAACCGCACCCACGTCCTGCGGGGGGATATGCTCCATAACGTCCGTGCAGTAGCCGTAGGGCGCGCTTGCGGGGATTTCGGCAGTCAGGTCCGCTTCGATGAATGGAACCATTGCAGCGGCCTTGTCATCACGGCAGTTGTCAGCGAAATCAATGCCAAGCACCAGATGCCCCGCTTCCATAAGCGCAACGCTTGCCCGGCCCGTGCCGCACCCGAAATCAATGATTGGCCCATCAGGGCGCACAACCTCAAGAAACACTGGGACCATGACTTCGCCCGGCGAGACTGTCCGGTATGCGTCAATCTCCCACATCAAGCGGTATTTTTCGCTTTCCGAAAGGTTGGCAGCGTCCGTGCGCCACATGGCCGGGAGCAGCCCATCACCATGCACTTGCACATCGCAGCCCATCGCCTGCAATTCGCGGGCAATGATCTGGAACCGCTCCGCATGTGCCTTCATCGGCAGGCTGCTGCGGTAGGTCTTGCCCTGCCAGGCTGTATCCACATACAGCATCCCGTCATTCATCGGCTGGCTGTATGCGTGAGACGCATCGGCTGCGTTGGAACTATCCAGCCCGAAACAGTGGATCTTGCGGAAGCCCATCACATAGGCGACGCAGATTGCAGAATTGCCAGCGCCGAAGCCGCCACCAACCAACGCATATCCGCCCGCCTCTTTCTTGTCAGCGGGGATGTGGTCTTCGAGGCCAGCCCAATTCAGATGAACCAGGGTCGGGTTTGATACGGAATCCACAATCAGCGGATCAACCTGCGATGCAAAAATGTGATTGGCTGCGTAGGGGTCCAGCAGCGCGATGTTTTCGGGCTTCGCGTCAATCATGAATTGGTGATCCACGAATACGCCATGACGGTCCAAATAGGCCGATGCGCCGTTGAGCGCGAAAATCTCGCCACCCCTTGATTGGATGGCCTGAATATCAAGAAGGTGTTTTGAAAGTGACGGCCCGCCACCAACGATGATGGCCTCGCCCTTGTGTTCGTTCGCCATCTTCAGCCACGGCAAATCCCGCTCAGAGTTCACCACGATGTTGCGGGCGATATCCTCATCAGGCGTGTTGCAAAGCAAAACGGCAGACAGCGTGTGTTCTGTGCCGGTGTCTTCGTCGCGGTGTGTGTCGAGCAAAACAGTATCCATTTGCGAAGGTGTGGGGCCAACTCGACGGAATTGGCCCCATCTCACTTAGTCGGAAATCGCGCCAGCGGGGCGGTCAATTGCAACCACGGCAGAAAGCACCGCAGATGCACCCGAAGCCGCAGCCGACACAACCGCGCCAGACAGGCGGGCCGAGGTCGCAGCAGCAACGGCAAGGCCGGTGGTGGCCCCGAGGGGAGCCGCTGCAGCAAACGATGTAGCCGAAGCCTTCTTGACAACCGCAAGCCCGCCGATCTGATACCAACCGTACTGGCTGGCGACGTTGGCAGACATTGCAACCGCAACCGGACGATCAACGCCAACGGCTGTGGACTGCAACGCAGTCTGGTGACCCGCAGCATCATAGTTGACTACATTGCCAACCGTGGTGCTTGCGACGCCGAGGAGATAAATGAACTCCCCTTCGCCATAGGTCGAATCTTCCGCCTTCACAATGGTTCCGAGCGGGTGATTCTTGGTCGTGGACGTGTCAGCGATGGGCTGCGCGCCAACGAGGGGAGTACTCAGTCGATAAGCCATGATGGCTCCTTTCTTGGTTGGCGCAAACTACGCTTTGAGAACGCCCTGAAGCGAACGGTTGGAAACGGTCATGTTGCCCTGCCAGATGATCGGCAGAACCTGCGAGTCCTGGTTGACCGACCATTTCTCATGAACTTCCGTCCAGTTCGCATCACGATGCGCGCACAGACCGATGTAGTCCGTGTTCAGGAAGTACGCATGAGCGTCAGGCATACCGGAAGCAACCGAATCGTAGACCACGTCAGCGTCCTTGTACTTCAAGGACGTTGCACCCGCACCGAGATCGGTGGTGTTGGTGTAACGCTTTAAGCTGGTCTGGCTGTTGTCGAAGAACGTGAAGTAGGTATCGTCCATGACAATCAGATCAGGCATGTCGTTGTTGCGCGTCAGGTTGAGCCACAACGGAAGCATCAGGCTTTCGATGGTGGTCGCACTTGGCGTGATGCCCGCGCCGCCCTGAAGGGGAGAGGCAGCCGACTGCACGACATTCTTCCAGAACGTGTAGGTGGAAGAATTGATGCCACCAACCGTGCCGGTCCCCGCGTCAGAAACAAGGGCCTGAAGGCCGTTGATCTGGTTGGCAGTCGTCCCGTCCGAATACATATCGACCGAGAAGTTGTTGCCTGCGGTACGCATGGCGTTTTTCAGCTTGTTCTTGACGAGCTTAATAACGCCTTCCTTGCCGCTGTTCTGGCGAATTTCCAGACCGGAGGCGACCACGTTGATAGCGATCTGCTTCCACGGGAAGTTGGCAGCGGTGAACACTTCCGACTGCGAAACGTCGAGCGTGTCATACCCGGAATAACGCTGATAGGTGCCGTTCTCGGCATAGTCGAGCGGAACCTGAATTTCCCAACCGCCGCCGACGAGATCAACACGACCTTTCTCGGTCAGGCGCTGGTGCAGGGCCGTGTGGTTGGTGACGTTATCGGCAAGGTACTTGTCCTTGAAGTGCCGATAGGTGATTGCACTGATTTCAGTGAACGAGGTATTGGGGGATGGCATTAACCTGTCCCTTTCATGGCTATGCCGTCATGCGCTCGTCAACAAGGCCACCGATGAAGTCATCCACATTTTCAGCACCCGACTTGCCAGCAGGACGCGCACCGCTTTGACGCACGTTTGATCCTGCTGCCTTCTTGGCCTTGGCCGCACGGGCCTTTGCCATCGCCAGCTTGTCAGCCTCGGACTTGGCCGCGCGTGCAGCCTCCACCTTGGCAGAAACGCCTTCATTCGCCGCAATCGCCATCTTGTAGGCTTTTGCGAGAAGGTCGGCGTTCGACAGACTCGGGTTGTTCTGACGCAATGCACCAACAATCGGCACCATGTCATTTTCCAATTCCGTGTAGAATTCATGCTCCTGCGCGAATTTCTGCACTTCACCGTTGATGACTGATTCCGCCTGCCGCTGCGCCTGCGCTTGCTGTTGTGTGAGAAAACTCTCGAAGCCCTGCATCTTTTCTTGCATGGCAGCTAGTTGGGGATCGGCGGGGGTATTCTGCCCACCGGATTCTGATAGGGCTGACAAAGGAATCTGCCGCTGATTGAAAAGGTACTTCACAAAGCCAATCGGGTCCGAGTTTGCAAAGTCAGAAAGGGCGAAAAGCTGACCGACTGCGGTGCTATCGTCCATCCCATCCATTGCAAGCTGTTGACGCCGGGGCGCGAGTACCTGGTCCAACTTGTCCAGCGACTTAGACTTATCTGCCAAGTCCATAGTCTTTTGTGTGAAAGCGGATTCCTGCTCCTTCGCACGATCCGCAAGCCATTTCTGGCTTTCGGGTGGAAGTGCGGCAAACGCCTCACGGTCTTTTGCAGACATTGATTGCGGTGCGGTGATGGTCGGGCTTTCGTCCGGTTCGCCTGCTTCCTCAACCTCATCTGCGGAATCTTCTGCCGGGTCGTCAGTGTCGCTGGTGGCCTCAACCGGCTCCGCGTCCTCAACGTCCGTTTCTGCGTCAACAACAGCAGCGATTTCATCCTCGCTAATGTCGGACACGTCACCATCAACATCCTCCCCGGCTTCCAGCTTGTCGAAAGCCGAATCCATGAAGGAGTTCATATCCTCAAACGAGGCATCTGCTGGTGCGGCATTTTCTGCCATAAAAAATCTCCGTCTTGCCTTTGGGCGTGGGAACAGCGCGATATCACATCGGGCCTCTTGTCTCGGGTCGGCTACATCAAAAAGCAGCCAATTTCACCTTTTCGCAACAACCTCTTAAGCCTGCGCCAGTTTTTCACGTCCGCAATAGATTGGTCAGACACAAAAAACAAAACGTTCTTTCCGCCAAAAATTCTATCAAGGCCGTAAGACCCCTCAAACACATGGCCAGCTTTGACTGGGTCATACTCCAACATCTCGACATCGCCCAACAGGTCGGTATCTGTAAAGTACTGCTTTACTGCACTTTCGACGTTGATGTATGCCACCTGTCGGCCACCTTTCACAAAAGCATTACCTAAAATACTCGTTTCCGACGTTTTCCGCAATAGCATCTATCACGGCATCACGTTTTCTGTTTTCAGCTTCGACCGCCTCGCGACCGCGCCGGGCGTTGTCTTCCTTCTCGCCTGGCTCCAGGATGCGGCAGTCATGGCGTTTCAGGTTCTCGGCATGGGCAGCCCTGCCTTCAATCATTTTGCCGGTGATCGGGCATTCATACGCTTCGTAGTCGCCAACAATGGCCGGGCCGTTCGATGCGCGGGTTGCGCGCTTGGAAACCGGGACGGTGTGATTCCACACGATTTGCTGGTAATTCGCTTTGTAGTCACCCATCACAAACCCCTTGCGGCTATTCGCTTTCCATTGCAGCGGAATCCGCGACTAGCGCGCGCAGCATTTCAACAGCCTCGGCGCTGGCCCGCTCTGCGTCATTGTCATCCTTTGAAAGCAACGCTTTGGCAAGATCAGCC